TTCCACCACTCCCGCTTCAAGATCGCACCCTCGTCGTTCGTGGGCTGCTGCTGATACATCGCGTTCCACTTCTGGACTGACAAGGAAGCCTTGACACTTTCGAGCTCCTCCAGTTTCCAGAACCCCGGCCACAAAGGCTTGCCAGACGGCAAGATGGCCGGGAACTCGATCACCTCCCACTGGTCCGCGTTCCGCGATTTCTGCGCCTTGATCAAACGCGCCGTCAAATCCTTCGTCCCCCACCGCGTCATCACAATCACCACCGCACCACCCGGCTGCAAACGCGTGCGAGGTCCAGAGCTGTACCACTCCCAGCAGTTGTCCAACGCCAACTCACTCATCGCATCCTGCTCCGAATGCGGGTCGTCAATGATCAAGACGTTCGCGCCACGGCCGGTCATCGCGCCGCCCACACCAACAGCAAAATATTCCCCACCCAGGTTCGTGTCCCACCGGCCAGCCGCCTTAGAGTCCTGCTTCAAGGTCACATCCGGGAAGACCTCCTTGTAGGTGTCCATGTCCATCAGGTCACGCACCTTGCGACCAAAACGCACGGCAAGCTCGCTGTTGTGCGTCGCTTCAATGGCCTTGGTTCGCGGATCACGGCCCATGAGATACGCCGGCAGCAGATAGGACGCAAACTCAGACTTCGTGTGCCGAGGGGGCATGTTGATGATCAAGCGCTTCAACGTGCCGTTGGCAATCCGGTCAAAAGCTTTGGCCATCACGTTGTGGTGCTCACCGATCAAGGCCCCGGGCCAGACGTAGCGCACGAAGTCAATGAAGCTGCTTCGGGCCTTGTCTTGGGATTCAAGCTGCGCGAGCCGGTACTCAAGGCGCAGCCGGTCAGCGTCTACATCTTCAGGGATCATGGAAGTCCGTTTCGTTTGAAATTTGCATAAATTTTGACACAAGTTGACTTTGTTGACAAAGGGGGCCCTTTTCCCTTTGGGCTTGAAAAGTGTTTCACGTGAAACCTAGCGTGTGAAATCGGGCAAATGCCCGCGCAGCCCGAGCCCGGCCCGTTTTTTGGGGCCCGGGGTGGGTGGGTACTCACTTACGCGCCAGGGCGCGCGGACCGGGGCGCGCGGCGCCAGGTCGGCGGCCCACGGCCCACGGCCCGGGCGGCGCGGCCCACGGCCCACGGATCGCGGCCCACGGCCCACGGATCGCGGCCCAC